GTCCGATCTCCGAAGAGAACTCTCTCCGTGACACCTTCCGAGCAAAAGCCCTAGAGTACCCAACCCCTCCGGTATTTCTAGTAATAGCTTGGTAAAAGCGGATAACCCAAAAGCGGAGCATAGGCGTGTGCGCCGACGACCTTCCACAGGTCCTCCCGATCCTCGTGCAGCAGAAAGTGTGATAACACCCTCGCCGCAAAAGGATCGGGAGCAAAACGACCAATGGTTGTTCTGAGATCACTGCCACTCCTCGCCATCTCTGGCAAGTAAGTCTGCATGATATCCCATATCGCCCGCACATCGCGCCGAACGACATCGGTGTCCAAAGAGAACACCTCGTCGCCGCCCAAGAACTTCCCGGCAACTCGCCACCCCAGACCCGGTATCCCGTAGCGGCCACGTACGAGGCGGGCCCATAATCGTTCATTACGACGCAAGACGTCGCGAACGGGGCACACTACCTCTGTAGCCGTCCGGTCCACCGGATCCGAAGTGAGAAATTGACGAAGAGCCAACTTCGTGGTTATAGCAGACAGGTCTTCCGAAGTCTTCCAGTCCACCTGACAACGTAGACTGCCGAAGTTCTCCCTCAGAACCTGTTGCGCGCTCTTCCAACCGAGACCAGCCTCCGCGCTGTACCGTGCGACTTCGAGTTTCCCCAAAGCGATGGCACGACAGAGACGAATGTCCAAGTCAGAAGGCCCGCACTTCCCAACATAGTGCAGACCAAGTCCTCCAAACCGCTCCGACACGTACCAGGGTACGTGCACCTGCTCCAATAGTTGTTGATTCCGAATAAGGAACAACCGATGAGTAGGTTCAGCCCACGCGGCACCGACCTCCTCCAGCAGCTCGCGATGACGAGCCCCCAGAGACATCTCTCGTTCGGATCCGAGGATGTCCTCAACCCCATACTTGCCTTCGGAACGTTTCATTCCGTTGACAAGCCCGAGGTTGACGAAAGGTACATAACGAAAGTGCCGAAACCGGACAGCCCCTGTATTCGAGTCGACAAAGCGCAATTCCTCGCGCTCCTCAGCGACGTACTCCATCAGCCGACTGTTCATCTCCAAGAAGAGAGGACTATGGTAAGTCTTCCCCACACTCTCCTTCAGCCCGGCGGCCCCGGCGTAATTACGCCAGGCCTTCCGGCCGTCAAGAGAGCACTTAAAGACGACATCGTCGCCATTGATGAAACACGGCAATTTACCCATGCAATAACGCATGTGTCGCCGCGACCGAACGAAGCTGTCCCGTTCGATAACCATCCGTGAGATGGTGTAATTAGCAATGCAGAGCACAGGAAACGAGATGATAGAGCCCATGAGCTGCCCGGTCGACTGAGGAATGTCGACACCGAGCAAATCTTGGACGCCCTCAACTCCGGCTAACTTGTCGATGCGGAACACATGACGCGTGAGCGCATGATATCCCAGCATCTCCTCAGCCTTGGATAGATGAAGGCACGAAACTATCTCCGCCCATATCGTCTCCGAAACCCATGAACGTAAATTGTCAGTAGCTGCCTCAAAGTCGCCCGATAGGAACCTCCATCCGTCGGGCAGTGACCCACCGATGACTTCTTGGAAGTCATCTGGGGTGAGGTCACCGCCACGACGCAAGGAGCGAAACTCCGGGAAGCGACATAGCAGCTCACGTAACTT